GCAATGGTTCCTCTCGTAGGAGCCACCACCATATCAACAGTAATGTTGTGGATGTATGCGCCTTGGGGCAGATTCATAATGCGAGTATTGGTGTTACCAACAACAGTACCCGTCAAATCACCCGTGTCATAAACCCGCTTTAAGACTACCAAACCAACATTGCGACCGTCAGCAACGGTGCCATAACGAACGGTACCCGAGCGGACGGGGCCGGAGAAAGTTGCCATCGACATAATAGTTTCCCTTATTTGCGCTCATCATCTCAAGGGAGAAGTCTGCCAAGCCAGTTGATGAGCAGGTGATCTTGGATATTTAGAAATTAACATATAAAGCACAAAAAGAAAAGGGGCCGAAGCCCCTTTCCCTCACTAAGACTAATCTTAGTTCGAACCCGGCGAACCCCAGATACCGAGGGGATCCGACCAGCCGAAGCTATAACGCTCGCGGGCTTTGTAACGGACGTTGCCGGTATCAAAGTCACCATCCATGCCGGTGGACATGGGGGTACGAACGAAGTGCTTCAGGCCGTTAGGAACGTCAGTCATCAGGAACCAAGCGTTGTTGTCGGTCAGGAAGTGGTTAACAGTGTGGCCTTCCGGAATCGAACCCATTGCCTTGAGGGCGTTGATGTCGTTATCGGTAGTACCAACACGCAGTTCCGTATCCAACAGACGCTTTGCAACAAACATCAGTGCGGGCGGGATAATCAGCTTACGCGGTTTAGCAGCGATCAACAGACCACGCTCATCAGTCCAAGCAGCGATTTGAATTGTAGCGGCTTCCAAAGAAGTCTCATTCAAGTCAGCTTGAGTTGTGAATGTGTTGCTGTTTGTGCCACCAGATACCAATGGGTGAGCAGTAGAGAACAATGGAACGCCATCACCACCGTAGTAGTTAGCGCTGTTTGTGAAACCGTTGTTCAATACAGAAGCTGCTTTAACCTGTTTGGTATAAGACATTGCACGAGCTAGTGCTTTGGTGTAACGAGCAGACAATGAGTCATACAAGTTATCTTCAATTGCTTCTTCAGTAACTGAGAAGCCCAAAGCGATAGTTTCGTGTGTATAGCGAGCTGTGAAAGCTTCTTGCGCATTGTCATAAGAGATTGCGCCGCCTTCGTTCTTGACTGGAGCAGCCGAGAAACCAGACAACTTTGTCTCTTCTTCAAATGAACGCTCAGAGGCTTCAGTTTCATAAATCTCTTTATGCTCTTCGCCATAGCGCTTGTACTCTAAACCAAACAATGCGTTTAGACCGGGGAGTAACTCTTTAAGGAGTTGTGAACGTGAAATAGCCATTTATAGCTCCTTTATTAAGCAGTTGTTCCAGCGGATTGATAGTACGAATGCACGCCAAAGTTTAACTTAACGATACAGTCGGTATACGCATCACCGGGGTTAGATGGGAAGTTGCCGCCAAATGTAGAGCTGGAGTTAACCAAGTCAACAATTTTGCACGCCAACGCGCTCGTGTTAGAAACAGTAGCTGACAACGCAACAACTGAGTTACCAGAAGTTGTATTACCAGTTGCGCTGCTTGTACCGCCAGTAAAGTTTGCCAAAGCAATTGTCTTACCGATAGAACCGTAGCTAATAGAACCCAAAGACTGTACTTGATACAGTTGATCTGGATCTTCTACTACACGAATGAAAATGTTTGTGTAACCAGCAGTTACAGCGTTAGCTGGTAAATACTGAGCAAACAATGGGTAGCCTAATTGCTGACCAGCCAACTGATAACGTACGCCAACGCAAACTCCTACAATACCGGCAGAGCTTGTTGTTGGAGTAGCTGTTACAACAGTTGGTTGACCGGCAGCAGCTGCGCCGAGTTGAACCAAGTCACCATTAAAAATGGCGGCTGTGTTGTTTGTAGTCATCAAATACTCGCGGATTGTACCGCCAGTAAATGACTGACCGCCGATCATACTGACCGGTTTTAGCCCGTAGGGGCTAGATACTGTAGCCATAAAAATCTCCTAATTATTTAGTACCGCTTCCAAACCCGGGTCCCCTAGTTGACGTAGATTTTCTCTCCGAAAACAAAGGCATCCGAGCATCGTTATTCCGCATAAAATGGTTATCAACCGAATTCATTTGGTTTTCTGCTTGTGTCTCATAATACTCTTGCCGTGCTTCTAATTTCTCAGTGAGTATCTTGCAGAGCATTAACCCACCAACTTCTACGTTACCGTTGCTATTGCCCTGCAACATTAACTCAGGATGATCTTCCGCTTTCACGGGTTCGTAACCGTCACGAAATTTCTGTGACACGTTAGTTGGAACATCCTGTCCTAATACTGCAGTTGCTACCCATCTAAAGCTAAACCCGTGTTGGGGTGTAGGTGTTGGTAGTGTTGCAGCCGGTTGGTAGACAGCACGAGTTTGACTTTTTTCGCGTGTGTCAATTTCACGAGGTTTACGACTAGTTGCCATTGCGGGCCTCCTGTTTTAAAAATTCCTGAGCATATAGTTCACGAGGGATACCAAGTTTATCGGCTAATGCAGCTGCACTCGCTGTTAACTTGACGGTTTTCTTAGCGCCCGTAGTACGAGACGCTGATGCCACTACTGTCGCAGGCTTTTTAGCAGGTTCGCTAGGTTTTGTCGTTTCGTTGTCCTTGAAGACTTCAGGGAAAACGTTATGTAAGCGTGCGTCAATGCGCTCGAAATATTCTTCACTACGCGGGTCAATGCCCGTGGCGACTAGCTTTTGGTGCAGACCTAGAGCGAAGGCTGTCATATCTTCGTATCCCGGACTTCCGAACCACTGGTTTTTTGCCTGCCAGCGCAGTGTTTTTTGGTCGGGTTGGGGAACCTCTGGTGCCGATGTTTGTATTTGTACATCATTTTCAGAAGTTTGTAAAGGGGTCGGTTTAAAATTCTTTGCCGATTGCCTATTTAACATTGCTTCTGTTAATGCTTCATTAGCCTCAATGATAGCATCTGTGTCGTAAGATTCTTGAGCTTCACGTAATTTACGGCGAGCCATTTCAAGTTCTGAGTCAGCTTTAGAAGCCATCATCTCTTGATAAGTTGTTTCGCCAGATTTTACGTATTCCTTAAGTTTCTTGTTCTCTTCAAGGACTTGTTGCGCTAAACGCACAGCCTCGTCACGTTCACGTTGAGCTGCGTCTTTTGCTCTACGCTCGTCGTGGCGGGCATGGGTTAGTTCTTTGATACGCCCTTGAACGCCTTTTGTGTAGCCTTCAATCTCTTCTTCCGAAGGATCTTCAACTTCACGGTTTAGCGGTTGCGCTCTACGGTCGCGCTCGGGTGTATCGTCTTCAATTATAAGTTCGGCTTCTTCATCGCCTTCAGCCGTTACATGTAACTCTTCAGCTTCTGCTTTGTTAAAACCGTCATTTTCATCGGGGAATTTAAATTGTTCTGCCATGGTAGCTCCTAAACGCGTGAAATGCCACGGGGATCCATTACCACACCATCGACCTGATCGTCATTAATGATGCGGAATTCTTTTCCGTGGATGTTGATTCGGGTTCCTGTGTATGGGCGGGTTAAAACAAAATCACCCTCCGCACACCAAGGTCCGTCAGGGAAACGCTCTGTGTCTTTGTACGCTGATACGCCCATCTTAATTACAAATAAAACTGGGGAGGTTAGTTCTTCAGTCCTCTTAGTCTCATCCGCTTTTAAAATACCGCTTTCAAACGAATCGTCGACGTCAACTAGAGCGCAAAGAATCTTATGTCCTGATGGATTTGGGATCTGCGTTGCTTTCTCGATAGCGTCCATGGTAGCCAACTCTGCTTCTGTTGGTGCGTTTTGCTTCGTGGGTATTACGCCCGGCGGAAGGATTAACCCTTCTGACGGTAATGCGATGGTATCACTCATCGTTATCTTCTTTCAAATGGTCTGCGAGGTCAAGTAAATGGCGCTCTGCGAAAGCTAGGCCTCGAATCACCCCGCAAAGCTCTTTGTATGTTGCATAGTCTTGGCACTGACCATTAGCCAAATCGTCAGTGTAATTATTCATATCTGTGCGCAATTTTTCACGCATTGCGGCTATGAAATTAGCCGTTAGTAGGTCGATCACTCGGTGTTGCCTCCTTTAGGTGGTTGGGTGTGGTGCTTATACATTTCCATTGCTGTGCTAGCTTTGTGTTGTTTGTCACGCATTTCCATATCTCTAGATGCTCTCTCAGCCCCAGATTTCTTGTCCTCGGCTGTAAGCATGACATTGGCTGTCTTAGCCAAAGCTTCTTGACGGATCTGCTGTTCTTTAAGCGCCAATTCTTTCTGTTTAAAGATAGCGTCTTGATGGTCTTTTTGCGTCTTACGTTGCAATTCACCCTGTTTAACTTGCTGGTCAATGAGCTGAGCTTGCATAACCGGATCTTGTTGATTTTGCTGGGCTTGTTGCTGTGCAACCATAGCCTGAGATTGAGCAAGAACCTGTGGTGCAGCTTGAGCCACCAATTGAGAAATTTGCACTTCCATATCTTCTGGCATGTGATGTTCTGGATTGGGTAGCGGAGCGCCCATAGCTTGTTCCATTTTCTGACGATACGCGTAGCCTAAATGCTCGGCTATATGTGCCATAAGTGCTGCTTGAATGGATTGAGCTTGTGGGTTTTGCCCAAGTAGCTGTTGAATAAGCGGATCTTGCGCAGCCATCTGGTGAACCTTAATGTGCGCTTCGTGGTCTTGATACAAAAATGCTTTTAAGGGTTTACCCTTAAGCACGTTCATATTCTCTGTTACAGGGTCGGTTGGCTTCTGGTCCTCCTCCAAAGGCACCAATTTGTCGGCGTGCTTAATTCCAAGTACGTCGAGCATTTGCCTGTGTAATTGAGGCAAGTTGTAAATCTGGGGTGCTGATTGAGCCAATTGAATAACCGCTTGGTACTGCACCACTCTCTGAGAAAGGGTGGCTGCGTTTGGGTCGGATACAGGCAACACGTCCACATAGTTGTAGTCCGCTCTTTTTGCTGGTGGATTACCGGTTTCTGGCTCATAGTTATATTCGTCCTCGGTGTAATCCCGAATAATTTCTGCGAGGAGCTTTAATTCCTGCCGTAGTGCGTAGTGTACCCTAGCTTGCACTGCAGACATAACCTTAAGCGTTCTTTCTAGAATAGCCAGCGTAGTTCCGACAGGTGCGTTAGCCGACATATCACTAACTTTCATATCCGAAGTTGCCGCAAAACGACGTCCTTCATCAATGATTTTGTCAAGCAAACCAGCTAGAACCATTGAAGGCTCTTTATATGGAAGCGGAAGAATGTTGTCTCTAATTGATCCTGAACCTACATCCACATCTCTAAACTCGCCGGGAGC